CATTCTTGGGCTATCTTTCACGATCTGTGAGTAATCGATTTTAGCAATTTTTTTAGACCGTGAAAATTTAAATTTCATAAAATAAATTTGTTCCATGAAAAAGTATTTTTAACACACATCTTTTTGCGTCATGTTTATTCATACCGTAGGACATTAACATTTTAATCATACCGTTGATTTCTGTTTTTAATTCTTCATTGTTCATCATGGTACAAACCTCATTAACTCTTGTAGCTTGTGAAAGTATAATAATCTAAATTCAAAATCCTCCGCCGTGAGCATAGCATTGCGAAGATTACCAACTCTATTCCAAAATAAGTTTTCTGTCATCGGGACAGAAACAT